GTAACGTAACAGTGGACGGAGTACTGGATGTTATTCAAGGCTCTACCGTTACTAACACAACGCTAGATCCGACCGGTTTTGATAATCAGCATCCAGCAACACGCGGTATTGTAGAATTTAGCGACAACGGTACCAGAATCTATCGCATAGATCAATTTGGTGCAGTAACTACTCGCGAAGATAGTAAGTTTGCTACGGGCACAGCGTTTGAAACAGCTGCTGTAGCAAAAACAGTAGCAATCTATCCAGTAGCAGGTCAAACAAAATTTATTTACTGGATTAATGGTGTAAGATACGAAAAGACTACACTAGTAACTAGAACTGTAGCAAGCATTACTGGTTACAACTATTTCTACTTTGACGGTAACACACTAAGCTCCACAGCTAATAGAACTGATGAGATCTTAACTACAAAGGCTAATGTTGCAGCAGTACGCGGCAGCAGTGCTAATGGTCGCGCAATTAGCGTAGAAGATCAACGTCATGGCATAAGCATTGACGGAGCAACCTTAGCACACATTAAGCGCGCCGATGGTATTAAGTATGTAAGCGGTCACGGTTTAACACCAGTTGCTGCAGGTGTAGCAACTTACACAAATACAAAAGCAGGCGAATTACGCGACGCAGATTTAACAATTTCTGCACCAGTAAAAACTGGTAATAAGTTCTTAGTGCGTGATGGCAGTACCTGGAAACTTGCAGACTTTAATGACAACCAGTTTACTTATAAACTAGGTGTATTGAGCGGTGTTAACGTTACCGCGGCAGGTTTAGGTTATAACGGTGGCACTACTACACTAAGTGTACAAGGTGACGGCGAAGGTGCTATCGTAACGCCAGTGTTCCAAGGTGCCCCGCTACAAAGTATATCTTTAGTTAATGGCGGTACAGGTTACGCAAGTAATTCAACTGTTACTGTTAACGGTGACGGTACAGGTGCAACAGCCACAATCGTTGTACCACCTGGTAAAAACGTAGCCAGCGCAGCAATCACAAACGTTGGACAACGATATACTAGCGTTAGTGGTACAGTAGTTGGCGGTGGTGGTACCGGTGCTACTGTTGCAATAGAACTAGATTTGGGTACGCCTGTTGCTCACATACACGTTGACAGTTTAGGTAGTGGCTATACAACAGCAACTGCTACTATTAACGGTGACGGTACAGGCGCTACAGCAAGCGTTACTATTGTTGCTGGTGCAGTAACCGACGTTGATATTACAAATGGCGGTAGCGGATATACTTACGCTACAGTAACAATTACTGGTAATGGTACAGGTGCTAGTGCTACTGCATATACGCTGAAAAGCAATATTGCTGATTATCAAATCACTAATGTTGGTAGTGGATATACAAGTGCTCCAACCGTAACTATTAGTGGTGATGGTCACGGAGCAACAGCAACAGCTCAAATTACTGCAGGTGGTGTAACAGACTTAGTTATCACTAATCCAGGTCACAATTATACATACGCTACCATAACATTTAGTGGTGGAGGCGGTACTGGAGCAACTGCAAACGCTATTTTAAGTGGTTATCCAATTAAAACTATAACAGTTACAAATCCTGGTAAAAACTACACAAGTACACCTACTGTTCAAATTACTGGCAATCAGTACAGCAGCGGTGGAGCTGCAACCTTAACACTTGGTCCAGGTAACACAATTGATAGTATTACACTAACAAGTCCTGGAAGTGGGTATACTTACGGCAGTATAGTAGTAAATAGCACACCACAAGGCACAGGAGCTCAGTTTGCTGTTCAGGCAACACCAAGCGGAATATTAGGTGTTAATGTGGTCGATGGTGGCAGACACTATAGTTATGCAAATATTGTAGTAACTGATACAAGTGGTGTAGGTACAGGATTTGCCTCTACAACATCACTGACTCCAGTACCACAGTATAACGGCTATGTAAGTCAAGCAGTTGGTTATGATTTAAATAACATTCCTGCAGGCAAGTTTACTAATACATATTTTGTTGCAGTAGCTAGTGCAGATCACGTTGTAAAAATTCCTAGTGCATATCTGTTTAATAGTATTCGCGAAGCATTCCAATATGCTAGTCAAGAAATTAAAGAGATTGAAACATACGGAATGCCGTATGACAACTACGTATTCTTGGGAGTTTCCGTTGTAAATAACTCTGGTGAAGTAGTAACAATACCAAGTACAAACACTGGTAATGTACTTTACTATGATTTACTAAATAACAAGTACAATGATGCGCCATTAGATGCTGGTGGAACCAAAGTTGGTAGATCACTGACAATTGGCCCGGTAGGAACCGCGGCATTGTGGCTAGGCTCTACAGAGTCTGCAAAAGTTTACTATGTTGCTCCTCACGGAGTGGACGCGCCAACAAGTGGTAGTAACTTGGCAACTCCTTTTGCAAGCATCAAGTATGCTTGTCAACAGGCTGAAACAGGCAGTACAATCTTTGTAAAAACCGGCACTTACAGTGAACAACTACCTATTACAGTACCAGCAAACGTAGCAATCGTTGGTGACAATCAGCGTACTACAATTGTACAACCAAAAACTGGTAACAGCGATGATGGTACTACGCCAAACAATCAAGCAACAATGTTCTTATTAAGTAATGGTAGCATTCTTAATAAAATGACATTTGTAGGCATGACTGGTTGGGTGCCTGGTACAACTGCAAGCGATATTACAACAAGTACTATCCGCGGCGTTGTGGCAAGACTAAATCCTGCTACACCAATTACCACAAAGTCACCTTATGTACTAGAGTGCAGTGCAATTGGTAGCGGTTTAGTAGGTGCACTAGTTGATGGCAGTGTACATGCAACTGGTGCTAAGTCTATGATTTTCCACGGTTATACTGTTATCAGTGATAATGGTATAGGCTACTGGGTCAAGGACGGCGGCAAGGCAGAAATTGTTAGCTGCTTTACTTACTACTGCTATTTTGGTTATGCAAGTACTGGTGGCGGACATATTCGTGCACTAAACGGCAACAATAGTTATGGTACTTGGGGTGCCGTCAGTCGTGGATTTGACGTAAACGAAACAGCAGTTACTGGAACACTACTTGGTCGACAGATAAATTTTGTTTATCAGGGCGGAACCATTAACGTTGGTGATACTGTAACCAGCAGTAGCAGTGCAACAGGTATAGTTACAAACGTACAGTATAGTGCTAATAAGTTTTATGTTCGTAATACAACAGGTACATTTACATTAGGCGATACACTAACATTTACTAGCGGTGGTACAGGCACAGTAAGTGCAGGCGGTTTAGAAGACCAAAAAGGCTTTGTATTGGTAATGAACGGCTTAACAGCTGCACCTAAACCAGGCCAAAGTATTCAAATTGCTGGTGACAGTATTGCGTATGTGGTACAAAGTACAACAGGTACATATACTAATGCAAGCAGTGAAATAGTGGTTGTGCTAGCACAGGAAAAGCCAACAGGTAGTCCCAGTGGTAGCGCTGTTACACTACGCAGTCAATACAGTCAGATTCGACTAACTGGTCACGACTTCTTGTCGATTGGTACAGGTGGTGTAACTACCACAAACTATCCAGGCATACCAACTCAGCCAGCTGCACAAGGCAACGAAACTGACGAAGTGTTCCCAGGTCGTGTGTTCTATGTATCTACTGACCAAGACGGTAACTTCCGTGTAGGTGAATACTTCCGTATTGACCAGGCAACTGGACGTGCTACGCTGAACGCTAACGCGTTCGACTTGGCTGGTCTGACTAGCTTGCGTCTAGGTAGTATTGGTGCTCAGCTTGGCGAAACTATTAACGAGTTTAGTAGTGACGCCACAATGAGTGGTAACAGTAACGTAGCTGTACCGACCGAATACGCTGTACGAACATATGTATCTACAGGATTGAATAGTTCACAACTAACTCAACCGTTACTAGCCAATGGCATAACCAGAGACGCTAGTGGTAGAGTAACAGCATCTACTAATGGATTTAAAACAATCTCTAATGTAGTTTACAATGCAAACAATCAAATAACTTCCTACACCGAGTCAGTAAACTTTGGTAGTGGAGCAAGTACTCGAAATGTTACAGTAACTTACACAGCTGCCGGACTGGTTAATACAGTTTCTAGCACGGTAGTTTAATGTAGCTTGCAAGGAGAATAATAGTGTCAGACATAACATTATATAGTCAACTCATTGAGCGCAATGAGGCTATAAGAACCAGGCTTGCCCAAGAGCAAGCAGCAATTGCAAGTGAATTCGGACTTATCAGCGGTGTAACAACCTGGGATCCAATTACTTGGCAAAGCCAACCGATGTTAAATCAAACAGCGGTTGGCAATAAGCAATTTGTAGTACAAAACACTGACAATGCCGGCTGTGGCCGGTGTTGTTTGTGGACTGTGCCAGCAGGTGCAACACGGGTACAATTTCAGGTATGGGGTGCTGGAGCAAATGGAGTTGGCGGCGAGTGCTGTGCTTGGGGCTTGCCCGGCGCAAACGGAGCTTACGCTACAATTATAATTGATGCCGTTCCAGGGTGCCAGTATACATTGTGTGCAGGTTGTGCAGAATGTTGTTGCGTAAACATGGGCCCAATAAGCGGTTTCTGTTACTCAAACTGCTGGACTACCGGCAACGTTAAACTAGCCGCTTCTAGCTTTGTTACTGGATCGGGTTTAACAAATTTCTGTGCTCAAGGCGGATATCAACCAGAAATTTTTAGATGGAAAGCTTCCCAACAGCGTCACTGTGGTATTACCCCTGTAGATGTTAGTGCAGGTCCTAGCAGTACTTATACAGGCACCTATTTGTGTGGACAGTATTTCTGTATTAATCCAAATAGGTGCGACACAGCAACTAACTCTTGTCGAGGATTAGAGGTAAGTACATGGCCGGCTCATTGTGTTGGTGGTAGTACAAGCTGGAAGGCTAGAATGAATGACTGCATTCCTTGGATAGAAGAATGTTGTACAGGTTTCTTTGGGACTCCACATGGTGTTAGAGGGTACTGGCCCGCACTAACTTGGCACGATGGTGGCTGCATGGGTCACGGCTTTATGTACAGATACTGTTTTGCACCAGTACATGCATTTGACAGCAATAATGCAATCTATTCTGGGCCTACTATTGGTGCCTGGTCGAATCAAAATGGAAATACTCAAAACTGTATTACCGGCGCTGGGTGTATTAACGTTTGCTGTTGGAGTATGCCAGGTCGTGGAGGTGCTGGTAGTGCTAGCTGTAGTGGTAACTGCGGCGGTGGCTGCAGAGGTCACGGCGGTGCAGTACGAGTATCTTGGTGTTAATGTATAGCAAGGATATAAAAGTATATGCAAAAACAATTTACTATTAAAATTCCTGACGAACTATACGTTAACAGTTGGGAAGAAGACTTAAGTGCCACATTTAACTATAATGGGCCAGATACAATATATGTAGTTGTATCTTTAATAAAACAAGACGGAAACGAAGATGTAGAAGAAGTATTTAATTTGGCATTCTTCGAACCTGTAGAAAATCCAATTTTCCAAGACACGGAAAAATACAAAATACTAGAAATATCGGCAGAGCAAAACACAGCACTAGCTGAACTACTAGTTCAAAAAAATAATCCAAACTACGAATATACATATGCTGATGAAGAAAATTTTGATGGAAGTATATGCGCAGTAATCACTAATCCTAGAATTACTGATTATTATCTACTAGACTATTCTTTGAATAATGAAAACACGGCATACGAGTTTAAATTAGTTCCTAATTATAAATATCCGCAAGAATTAAGTATTCTTAGAGAAGTAGAAGATAAAATTACTTTGCTTGAATATAACAGAGATAACGTACAGCATTCTGCACAAAATTTAACTAAGATTACACAGGCAATAGATACTTTAAATAATTTTAAAGTATCTATTAAAGACCAAAGACCGTGGAAATTTGATAAGTTGCCTGATAGTAGTGCAGTTCCACAAATATCGAAAGCGGTAGAAATGTCACTTAAGAGCATACCCGTATCTGAACAACAAGCACAACCAGAAGAGGTGGCAGAATGAGTGATATTTTAGTACAAGCAGCTCTTAGAGAGCAAGCAATACTTACACAGCAGCTAATAGACGCTGAAACAGACCGTGCTAGGTACACTGCCCTACAGAAGGCAACAGGATATGCTGGTACAGCTGAGTGTGATAGAGTTAGTATAGAAAGTTTTGCATGGACACCTAACTGTACTTGCAGACTTCCTGATGGATTTAACAGGGCAGGTTATGTATTGCCAAATTGGTTATGCTATGACAGCCCGCATGAAGCAGTATATGCAGTAAATGATTTATATTGCAAAACTTTTGGCCAATTCACAAAACCAAGACAAAATGGTTTGTGGTTAATGGACCAAGACTTTGTGCGCTGCAATAGAGAGTGTAACTGGTGTGTTCCTGCAGGGGTAAGCAGAGTTCAAGTTCAAATGTGGGGGCCTGGTACTGGGAGTTCTGGAGCTTGTTGCCAAGGTTTAGGTACTGGCGGTACAAACGGCGCGTACTCTGTTATTGAATTTAACGTTACACAGGGCGATTGTCTATTTCTTTGTGCAGGCTGTGCCCAATGCTGTTTTGGTGATGCTAGCGGAACCCCTGGATTTACTAATGGCTACTGTACCATGGTCTGCTACTATGACAATGCAAATGGCAACGCTACCAGTATTACTACCCATGGAGGCCCAGAACCTTGTGCTTGCAGATGGAACTGTAGTTGGTGCCAGAGTTTTGGCTGGAATAATTGCTGTAGTATGCAAATAGGCGGTACCTGGACCGTAATGAATAACATGGACCTTATGACAGGCGGCGGTTGCATGTGCTCATTTGGTAGAGACTTCCAATGTATCAGAGGTATGCAAACTTGCAGCAGCCAATGGGGGACTTGTTACGATGGCCCTAACCAGTCTAGTTGGATTCCTCCACACTATGATCATCACTGCGGATTCTGCTCACCAATGTTTATAAACGTTGATTGCAGAAACTTCAAGAATGTTAAGCACTACGGTACGTACGGAGTCTGGCCAGGATTCTGGGTAGGAGCAACTTGTTGCTTAGGACACCCTAATAATGCAGATAGCAGTAGTTATCACATACAATTACCCTCAGTAGGCTTCCCAAATTCGTGGAACATAGTAAGTCCAGATGCTGAATGGCCACTCTCTAAACAGTTCGGCACAACAGAGAAATGTTGTAGTCAGGGCTGCTTCTCCCCAATGGCATGCCATGGTTGGAGACGAGCTCCTGGTGTCGGAGGCACTGGTCGTTTTGTTAGATCGCCTGGCACACACTGTGGTGACTACGGTCGAGCTGGAGCCATTTGCGTATCTTGGAACTGCAACTAAAAAATACATTTTACTTTTTTGGTAATTTATAGTATAATAACTATTTACTAACCAAAGGTATAGATTAACCTAAACATGAAAAAAGCATTTTTTATTAACGGTGGAGCAGGTAGAGTGCTGTGCGCTATACCTGCTCTTGAATGGTATAAGCAAAACGTAGATAGCGAAGTTGTTATTGTATGTGAGGCCTGGTCAGAACTATTTCTGACCAGCCCTATAATAAGAAACAATGTGTGGCCAATGGGTCATAAAGGCTTATTTGAAGAAAAACTAAAGGATCGTGAGATCGTATCTCCTGAGCCTTATAGATTGAATGCATATTTTAACCAAAAGTGCAATTTAATTCAAGCTTTTGACATACTTATAAACGACTTAAAAGAAATACCAGAAACAAAACAATTTAATTTAGAGATTAATAAAATTGACCAAGCGTATGGACATAACTTAGTTAGTCAAGTGAGGTCTCAATTAGGAAAACCAAAAACTGTTGTGTTTCAACCATTTGGATCCGGGGCGCACAGAGACGGTAATTTTATAATTGATACTAGTGGTCGCAGCTTTGAGTTAAAAGATGTTTTTAAAACTGTAGAGGAGCTGTCAAAGCACTATGCGGTAGTTTTAATGACAAATATTGAGATTCAAACTAATAAACAAATGGGTGCTGCAATACCAAATGCCAATCTGCTACAGTGGATGGGTATTATAAATGCAGCAGACTATTTTATTGGTTGCGATAGTATGGGGCAACACTACGCACACGCGCTTAATAAGCCAGCTACAGTAGTTATTGGCTCAACTTTTCCAGAAAATATAAGCTATCCGTCTAACAAGAATTTTACCATAATTGATAATGGTAAAGACAGGCGTGTTTATAGCCCAATACGAGTTACAATGGATTTTGTAGCCGACAGGGTAAACGAAGATTTAATGATACTAGAGGATAAAACTTTTGATAGAATCATTAAAAGCGTTACTGATAAACTAGGTAAAACAAAGCAAGCGCCAGAACAACCAAATAAGCCAATAGTTTCAGATGCTGCTGGAATTATTCCTCCATTTTCGAAAAAATTAAGTGTTGCGTAAAGGTATAAAATATAAATGATTAATAAAACTGGGTATATTCTCGGTATTGCTCGCGGCCACAACGCCGGGGCGTGCTTACTAAAGGACGGTAAAGTAGTCTTCAGTTTAGAAGAAGAAAGGCTTAGTAGGCAAAAATATGATGGCGGGCCTTATGCTACCATGATGAAGGTAAAAGAATATACAGATAAAGTAGACTATATTTTTGTTTCGCATACTCAGTCGCTAAAGGAAACCGCTGGTAAAGTAGACTACAGTGGTGACGATGTATACACTGGACTTGCTCGTAAAATGGGACTTATAAGTCGCAACGCAGATCCTAGAAATCATCCTCAAGTTATTGATCTAAGCCACTCACATCACAAAATTCATGCAGCCATTGCTTTTTATAGAAGTGGATTTAAAGACGCAGTTGCTGTAATTGTAGACGGTGCTGGCACAATGTACTCTGCAGGATTTGGCGACCAGCCGATAGCACTATGGGAAACAGAAACACTAATAGATTGTAGTTATCCTGCAAATTTCAAAACTGTATATAAACATTTAGGTTGCAGAGACTCTATAACTGGAATGTATACTGAAAGTCAGAGTTCGGAAAAGTTTGGTGAACCAGGTACGCATATTGAATTTATAAGCGGTCATGCTGGTATTACCAAAGTATACGAAGCAGTAACAGAGTATTGTGGTTTTAGTGCTATTGAGGCAGGAAAAACTATGGGTTTATTCCCGTACGGAAAGCCTAACGAAAATATTCCAAAGCTGTTTATAGATTCTCAACTTGCTACAATTAGCGACAGAAATGTAATAGTTCCAAGATACCCTAACGGTGCAATGGTTAATTCACAAATGTACGCTGAGTTAATGACTGTAACTGATAAAGATGTTACTAAAACTCAGAATCGTCGAGATTTAGCCTACGCTTGTCAAACACAGACTCAGCACCAAGTGTTAGAGTTAATTAAGCGTGCAGTTGAGCTAACAGGCAAAAAGAAAGTAGTTTTAAGTGGTGGTTATGCACTTAACTGTGTTGCTAACTATCACTATTTGAATGAGTTAAACGATCTTGGCATAGAACTATATGTAGAGCCTATTAGTAATGATGGTGGAACTGCAATTGGTGTAGCTTTGTGGGGTTATCATGAACTTAGTAAGTCTGAAGAAATGCACCCACGCGAAATTTACTTAGGCCCTCAATATCAGTATACTGACGACCAAATAAGCAATTTAGCAAACGAATACGGTGCCACAGTCAGCGACTGTAACCACAATCAAGTAGTTGAGCTGTTAGAGCAAAAGAATATTGTTGCTCTATTTCAAGGTCGTAGCGAAAATGGCCCACGTGCACTAGGTAATCGTAGTATATTATTTGATCCTAGATTCAAAGACGGCAAAGACTTTGTTAATCAAGTAAAACGTAGAGAGTATTTTAGACCTTTTGCAGGTACAATACTAGAAGAAGATGTTCATGACTGGTTTGATCTACGAGGTATGCAAAACAGCCCACATATGATGTATGCTGTTAATTGTCAACCTGGTGTAGAAGAAAAGATTCCAAGTATTATTCACGTTGATGGAACTTGTCGTATACAGACAGTTAACCGTAGTGAAAATGAACACTACTACGATTTAATTAAGTGCTTTAAGGATAAGACTGGTACGCCAATTTTATTCAACACAAGTTTTAACTTGGGCGGAGAACCACTAGTAGAGACTTTAGCAGACGCACTGTGGACACTGCAACAAAGCGAAATCGAGTACTTGTATTTGCCAGAGTATAATAAATTACTAAAAATTGCTAACGAATGAAAATATTTGTAAACGGTACTTTTGACGTTTTACATCCAGGCCACCTAGACCTATTGCAGTATGCAAAAAGTCTAGGTGACTTTTTGCTAGTAGCAATTGATTCTGACGATAGAGTTGCTGCTAGAAAAGGGCTGGACAGGCCCCTAAATCCACAGTATAACAGACTAAAGTTAATTCAAAGCTTGCGCTGGGTTGATGATGCAATGATTTTTGATAGTGACCTGGAATTAACTCAAATAGTAAAACAATATAGACCACATAAAATGATTGTGGGAAGTGATTATAAAGATAAAACCGTAATCGGTTCAGAATATGCACGAGAACTTATTTTCTATTCTAGATCAACACCTTACTCAAGTTCCCAAATCTTGGAAAATTTTATTAATCGGCGACAGCTGCGTTGATCAGTATGTATACGGATCAATTACTCGACTAAGTCCTGAGGCACCAGTACCTGTATTTGTTCCTACAAAAGAAGAAACTAAGAATGGTATGGCTGCAAATGTTGAAGAAAATTTGAAACAGCTAGGCTGCACAGTAAATCTGCTCACCATGAAAGGCAGTGTAAAAACTAGATTTATCGACGTAAAATCTAATCAGCACATAATGCGATTAGACCACGACGCTAAATCGCAGCCAATTGTGTTAGAAACAGAAATACCACCAGTATATGATGCAGTAGTTATAAGTGACTACAATAAGGGCAGCGTAACGTACGATTTAATACAAGAAGTTTGTAATACTTTTGTAGGCCCTGTATTTTTAGACACTAAAAAGCCGGACTTAGCTAATGTTGGTCGCGCAATAGTAAAGATAAATAGCACTGAAAAACAACTAGCCAAAACACTTCCTGAACACTTAATAGTTACACACGGCAAGCATGGTGCAGAATATTTAGATACAATGTACAGTGCACCTCTTGTAGAAGTCGCAGACGTATGTGGAGCAGGAGACACTTTTCTAGCAGCGCTAGTATATGAATACTTGAATACGCAAGATATTGTAGCTGCAATTAAGTTTGCAAACATAGCGGCTAGCATAACGGTACAACATATTGGAGTTTACGCTCCTACACTGAAAGAAATAAATGAGATTGCAGGGAACAGTTGAAAAAGGTTGGGGAAGTGAGCTTATCTGGGTAACAAATGATAAGTATTGCAGTAAGTTTCTTAACTTTAATACTGGTGCTAGATTTAGTATGCACTTTCACAGCCAAAAAGAAGAAACTTGGTATGTACTAAGTGGTAGATTTGAAGTAGAAACTATTGATACTAAAACTGCAGAAGTGCACAAAAAGATTTTAGCCACTGGCAGTGTACACCATAATCCACCCCTGCTACCACACAGACTTATTTGTTTAGAAGCTGGTACTATTATTGAAGTAAGCACACCAGACAGTGTAGAAGATAATTATAGAGTTCAAAAAGGTGATAGTCAAAAATGATTTATTATGTAGATATTGATGGTACAATTTGCACAAATACTAACGGCAACTACAAGCTGGCAAAACCATTGGTAAATAGAATAGAAATTATAAATCATCTTTACGAGTCTGGTCACGAAATACACTACTGGACTGCACGCGGTGGGCACAGCGGAAAAGATTACTCAGAGCTTACTAAAAAACAGTTAACCGAATGGGGCTGTAAATATACTGAACTACATATGAAAAAGCCTAGTTATGACGTGTTCATAGATGACAAAGCTATGAATGATAGGGAGTTTTTTCAATGTATGTTGTAACAGGTGGTTGTGGCTTTATAGGTAGTAACTTAGTAAAGTATTTAAATAAAAAAGGTATAACTGAAATCACCATTATTGATGATTTAACTGACGGTAGAAAGTTAGCAACCTTAAATGATTTAAAGTTTGCTGCATACTATGACTGCAATAGTATAGACTGGGGTGAGCTAGGAATGCACTGGATTGAAAAAGTATTTCATATCGGTGCTATAAGTAGTACTACAGAAACCAATGGCAAAAAACTAATGGAGTATAATTATAAGCATACTCTTATGTGGGCCAAATACTGTAGCATGGGCGGAACACCTTTTGTATACACAAGCAGCGCTAGTGTATACGGCAACAGCAACACCTTTTGCGAAACAGACGAGCATAATCCAATCAATGGATATGCTATAAGTAAGAGTTTAACTGAGCAAGCACTTATAAACAGCAGTGTAAAAAATGCCTGGATATTCAGACCGTTTAATGTTTACGGCAGTGGCGAGTTGCACAAAGACGATCAAATGAGTCCTGTTTCAAAGTTTGCTATACAAAAGCAAAAAGACGGGGCAGCAACCTTATTCTACAACAGTGACAAAATACAACGCGATTTTATTTGTGTAGACGATGTAGTTACCATACTTGCTGACTATACTAACAACAATCCAGGAATATATAATTTAGGCACTGGCGAGAGCACAAGCTTTTTAGACATTGCTAAATTGTACACAGAAAATATACACTGGATAGATATGCCAGAAATTTTACACGGAAAATATCAGTATTTTAGTAAGGCTAATACTGACAAGCTGCGTAATAAATTGATTGGCGACTATAAGTTTATAACTCCAAAAGAGTACCATGACAACATTAAAAGAATTAACGCAACACAATCATAATGTTGCTGAGCAGCATCCGTTTACTAAACTGCTGTTAAGTGGAAAGATTACTAGTGGTATATACGCCACTTATTTGGCAAACCAGTTGCACCAGTACAATGCGTTAGAACACTGTGCAAGTAGTTTGTTAAAAGATTTGCCTGGTTTACACAGAACTAGGCTAATATTTGAAGACTTGCTGGAACTAGATGAGCCAGTTATTTTATTTAATAGTACTTTAAACTACTGTGATTATGTAAGCAGCCTAACAGCAAATCAGCTATGGGCACATGTATACACCAAACATATGGGTGATCTATACGGCGGACAACTAATTAAAACCAAGGTACCCGGTAGTGGTTTAATGTATAATTTTGAAAATCGCAGACAGTTAATTGACAGTTTGCGTGAAAGGTTGGATATTAGTATGGCAGCAGAAGCAAATAAATGTTTCGAACTAACCATTGACTTATTTGATAGAATAGCCAATGAGTATAATATTCAATAAATTAAAGGCCCACGCGCTAGAACTTGAGAAGGTTCTTAGTGCGCGGGCCTTTTTGTTGCCACAGGAGTGTGACCTAGCTTGGACTAGTCGTAGTTATAACTGTGCTTGGTTTAGACGTGCTAATATTGACGTAATAGACGCCATAGATACTAAAGGTTTGTGGATGATGCACTTGTGCGTATTTCCGCACGTTTACGACGGTGCACCAGTATACGGATTTGATATTATAGCTGGAAAGCATAAAGTTACCGGAGCCTTTTTAGACTTTAGTCCAATTAATCCAGAGCACAAGCTATTAGACTATTTTGAAGATTTAGTCGAACCTATGCACTGGGATAAAACACGAGAACTTCCGGATTGGGCTAAGCGAATATTTAGTCCAAGTATGTTGGCAGTTGGAAACATTAATAGTGAGTTTGAGTTAGAGGCAGTTTTAGAGTTAAGTAAAAAATCTCTTGAATACTATATTGACAGTATACTAAAGTATCGTCCTCCACTAAGCTATGACGAATTAGTAAAACAATATAACTACACTGAACAGCAAAATTACTATTGCCAACAGCAAAAACAAAATCCACACACTCCAAAAGTACTAAAAGCCTTAGGGTTTAGTGAGGAAATGATACATGATTTTATACATAAAGAGCTGTTTCCTGAACTGGTGGGCTGATATGCAGGAAGTACTAGCAGCTATGGCGGAAGTATACTAAAATGTGGCTATTAAACTTTTTACCAGACTGGACGTTTAGTGTACTATTTTTTATTGGAATTGCCCTATACTTAGTAACTAAAACAGTTAAAATATTGCCGTACAGTACGCTTATACAGTATACGAGTATTGGAATTATATTTTTTGCCACATACTTTAGCGGATCCAAGTCTATGAATGATCAATGGATTAAACGAGCACATGATCTAGAAGTAAAAGTTAAAGAACTTGAAACTAAGAGTGCTGAAGAAAATGTTAAAGTAGTTGAAAAAGTAGTAACCAAAAAACAAGTAGTAAAAGAACGTGGTGAAGATATTGTAAAATATATTGACCGCGAAGTAGTAAAAAATGAGCAAGTTATAAAGTACATAGAAACTTGTCCTAAACTACCTGACGAAGTAGTTACTACAATTAATAAGGCAGCGAAACCATGAAGTATTTACTGCCAATATTATTTTTATTAGCTGGTTGCAGTACTACTGTACCAGTAACTCAGAAATTTCCACAAGCACCCCAAGTGCTACAACAACCTTGCAAACCACTTAAAGAAGTGCAAAAAGACAGTAATTTGGTAGATCTTACTAAAGTTGTAGTGGAAAACTATACTGAATACTATATGTGTGCTGAAACTGTTCAAGGATGGCTTGACTGGTACACTACCCAAAAACGAATATTTGAGGAGCTAAAATAGTGCAGCTAGAATTAAGACAATTACAGCAAATTATCCCTAAAAACCCATATGTTGAGTACTGGTACAATGCTTTGCAACAACTACTACCAGATTATCAGATTGATACACCACAACGTATGGCAGCGTTTTTAGCACAGTGCGCACACGAAAGTGGTAATTTTATTTTTATAAAAGAAAACTTAAACTATAAGTGGCAGTCTCTACGCAAAACATTTCCAAAGTATTTTGCCACAGATGACATAGCACAACAATATGAAAAACAGCCCGAACGTATAGCTAACAGAGTGTACGCTAGTCGTATGGGTAACGGCGATGAAGCAAGCGGGGATGGTTGGCGATTTTGCGGGCGAGGCCTAATACAACTAACCGGACGCGATAATTATAATTGGTTTGCAGCTAGTTTAGACATTAGTGCTGAAGAAGCTAGCGAATATATGGAAACCTTTGAAGGTGCAGCACAAAGTGCTTGTTGGTTCTGGGAAACTAACAACTTAAATGCTTGGGCCGATAAAGGTGATATCTTAATGTTAACGAAACGGATTAACGGTGGCGTTATTGGACTAGAAGATCGTAAAAAGCACTACGAACACGCATTACACGTGTTTGGTGCTTAAACTAGCTTGAGGAGGCTTATATGCTTTTAAAATCTAAATTATTCGTTATATTGCTTTTATTTTGCAGTATAGGCCATTCCCAAACTAATACTAGTACTACTGGTACTACTGGTGGTACCACCACCAACACAACTACTTTGATAAATCAAGGTACGTATGACTCCAAAACACTTGTAGATACTAACAGTACAAGTAATAGTACGAGCACAGTTACTACAAATAATAACACTACTAGTACTACAAATAGTACTAGTACTAGTACAGTAAATAGTAATAATACAAATACTAACACAAATACAAGTACTAGTACAAATACTAACATTAATCAAAATATTCAAAGCGGTACGGTTACTAATAACAATGTTAATACAGGCACTATGACCTATAATAATAACAATGTTAATAGCGGAACAGTTACCTACAATAATAATAATGTTAATCAAACCACCAGTACTAATACAAACAACAATATTAATACTGGTGATATGACCAATCGTAATATTAATACTACTACCAGTACTAATACAAACAACAATATTAATACTGGTGATATGACTTATCGTAATATTAATACAACCACCAGTAATAATACTAATACAAACATTAATACCGGTGACATGACTTATCGCAATCTTAATACAACTACCAGTACTAATACAAATAACAATATTAATACTGGTGATATGACGAACCGTAATTTTAATGTTAATACCGGCGATATGACCAATCGTAATATTAATACTACTACCAGTAATAATACTAATACAAATATTAATACTGGTGACATGACCAACCGTAATATTAATACTACTACCAGTACTAATACAAACAACAATATTAATACTGGCGATATGACTAATCGTAATATTAATCAAACCACTGCTACAAGTACTAACACAAATAATAATGTAAATACAAATACTAGTGTAAATACTAATATTCAGCAGGGTGAGATGACTAATCGTAATATTAACGAAAGTACAATTACTCAACGAGTAATTACCCCTCCACCTACTGCAATTGCTCCTACAATGATGAGTGGCGGCAATAATGACCTATGTAGTACCGGCACTAGCGGCAGTGTACAAACGCAAATCCTAGGAGCCAGCAGTGGTAGTACTGTTCGTGATATGAATTGCGAAAGACTAAAGTTAAGCAAAACATTGTATGATATGGGCATGAAAGTTGCCGCAGTTGCTACTATGTGCCAAGATCGTAGAGTGTGGGATGCCATGATGCAAGCAGGTACACCATGTCCATATGAAGGAAGAATTGGTGAACAAGCAAAATTAGCTTGGGAACAAAATCCGGGAAAAATACCAGAACCAGTTAAGGAGAAAACTGATGATACATATAAGAAAATTGGTCTCGGTGCTTTGCTGGGTGCTGTTGTTTATAAGTTTGCAGGATTCTAAAGCGCAAACTTTAGAGCCGGGTCAAATATATACTACTCCAAATGTTGTACAAGTTACTCAACAAGGAGGGCCCAGTACTTGGGTTAATGGAATATACCAAAATAGCTTAACTTGCTGGACTGGCGGAGACCCTGGGTATTGCGGCCCCAATGCCATCGTTAGACCAGGTAACAACATAAACTTTAGCTACGGTCAAACTGACTTGCACCAAGTACAAGCAATAGCGGGCTTATTGCCACAAGTTACAGGACTACAGGTTAATGGTTATAATTTTAGATTTACTGCAAAAAATGGTAATGGCTGGGACGACGGTCGTGTAGATCAATTAAGTGCATATGTGTACTTATACAATAACAAAGGTGCTATAGTTGAGAATAATCAATATAATTTAACATACAAATTTGATTGGACTAACTTCAACTTTAACAAAGACTTTACAACGCCTTACCAGCTTGGTGACTTAAGTACAGTTCGCTATGGATTTGTGGGCGGTGACAATAATTTTTGGGCAGGACCGTACGGGCCTGAAATAACTAACGTTAGTTTTCAATTAAAGTACAGTGTAGATCCGTGTACCACAAATCCACTGTACAGCGCTAATTGCAGTGGCTATTTAGCCGCACTAAATAACTTAGTTCCGCAACAAACACAGTCCACAACAACTACCGCTGTCCAAACAATACAAGAGCCTATAGCACCTGTTGCACCTGCTACAGTAGCTTCTGTGTCGCAAACAACGCAACAAGTTGCAGCAGTAGTAGCCCAAACACTACAACCTCAGACTCAACAGCAACAATCACAGCAATCTGGTAATACTCAGCTTGGCTTAAGCGTTATAGCTCGTAATCAAGATCGCGAACGGCAAATACAGGCTAGCGCTGTTCAGCAAGCGTTGGATATTGCACAACAGGCCACACTACGAACAGAGCAGCAAGCTATTAGCACAGTGCAACAACAAGTTGAGCAAACACAGCAAAGTCTTTTGGCAAATACAGCTGTAATGCATAGTGCTACAAGTCAAATAGCTGCAATTACGCAACAAGCGCAAAGACAAACAGACCCGCTAAATGTCAGAACAGTACAAGACCCCAGTCAGCAGCAAAATGTTGTGCAGCAAGTTCAAAATGCTTCCATGGCGCCAGCTCAACAATTACAGGTACCACAACAACTTGTTCAACAAATAGTACTTGCTACTACTATACAACAACAGCAGCCAGTACAGGTTTCAAAGTTTCAGCAAGAATCCGTAGTACAAGCAGTAGTTTCTGCACTACCTCAGCCAGTACAGCAAGAAGTCACGCTGCAACCACAAGCCCAACAGTCTGTAGCACGATCACTAGTGGTTGACAGTACGCCACAAGCCACTGTGCAAGAACAGCAACCAGCCCAACAGCAAGCACCAGCAAGATCAGTGGAACCAGAGACACAGCCTAGTACAACACTAGCACTACTGGACAGAACTAATCCGCTAAGCGAATTTTTAAATCCGCAAGTTAATGTTACCACTCAAAGTACTACCAGCGTAACGCAAGACGTACGACGCGAGCAGCAAAACAACGAGCTGGCAGGCGGCATAAACTTAGACAGAATGGCTACACAGCCAGTCGGCTATCAACAATATTTAGGCTTAGCATTATTAGATGCTAAATTTTACGCAACACGGGAGATTTATGGTAAACAAACGACTGTAGATAATCAGCGAGCCCTACGTCAGCTGAGCAGTGATCGTTTACACCAGCAAATGGTTAATCAGCAATATAGATAGGAGCTATTATGGCAGAAAGCACAAATTTAAACGATCAGGTGGACAAGCTGGAAGCTGCTGCCAAAAAGTACGCTAGTAAAGATACAGTAATTAGTATTGGTGGTTACGAATTTACACCAGCAAAGTTAATGGTAGCCTTTACCATAGTAAGTTCTGCGTTGGGTGGTCTATATGGGGCCTTTGAAGTATACAAAGACTACCAAAACATGAAGAAAAAGATTGCTAGTTATGAAGCACCAGACTTAAGTGAGTTTGACAAGAGACTAGCGGTAATTGAACAAAATAGTCAAAAAACAACAGACTATACTCGTGATATTAAAAATGACTTAAAAAGTGATATTCGCAGAAACGAGTCTGTCACAGAACAAATTGAACGATATGTAAAACAAGCACAGCGTGAAACTGAGCAAGAAATGCGACAAGCTCGTAAAGATATACGCGAAGATTTAGATAAAGCTCGTCAAGAGGTGATCACAGTTCGCAAAGAAATGGCAGACGCTAGACGAGATGCTGAAAAAGGTATCGATCAATTAAAGCGCGAAGTAGATCAAAAGATACAAAAAGCTATCGATAATCCGCTAGCTAATAAATAAGGGGCGTGTATGATTGATCCAATTACAGCCCTGGCAGGTATACAGTCAGCCGTAGCTTTAATTAAAAAAGTATCGAGTACAGTAGACGACGTGGCCTCATTAGGCCCAGTACTAGGAAAGTATTTTGACGCTAAAAGTAAGGCTAGCAAGGCAGTTGTAGAAGCAAAAATTAGCGGAAATAAGTCTAGTATGGCTGCTGCAATAGAAATAGAGATGGCTCTGCATAAAACTGAGCAGTTTGAAAAAGAATTACAACTACTATTTATGCAAAGTGGCAAAATAGACGTATGGAATAAGATTAAACAACGTGCGGCAGCTATGGATATTGAAGCAGCTCACGAAGCCAGACGTGTTAAAGAGGCTGCTGCAAAACAAAAAAGAAAACTACAAGAAAACATAGAAATGACAGCAGCTATAGTAATTTCTCTAATTGTACTGGCTGCCATTGTATTCGGATTTGTAGAATTTCTAGACTATTGTAAACATAATTATTGTGGCAGATAAGGAGGCCAGATGTTAGAAGAAAAGAAACCACTTAGTCGGAGCGAACGAGAAGCAAAGATTAAAGATAAAGCCGGATTTATAATTGTAGTATTAGCAGCGTTATTAGCTATTAATACTATGGTTGGTGGACAAAATAGTAGTAAAATTATGAATAATACTATTGCTGCTAATAATCAGTGGGCCTGGTATCAAGCAAAAAACGTTCGTCAGGTATTATACGAAACAAGTGCTGCTGAATCAAAAATTCCGTCTAACAAGGAAAAGTTTGAAAAAGATGCAGCCCGTATGGAAGCTGATAAAAAAGAAATAATGGAAAAAGCCAAAGCCTTAGAAGCTGAACGAGAAGTTGCTCGTAAAAAGAGCCCGTGGTTTACCTGGGGAGGCAGTATTCTACAAATAGGTATCGTATTATTAACAGCAAGTATACTAGCAGTTAGTGTGCCTATGTTTTGGATTAGTGTAGTAGTGGGAGCAATTGGCAGTGTGTTTGTAAGTCAAGCTCTATGGATGTGGTTACCAATAGTATTATAAGGAATCAACTATGATTGAAGCAATAATTTGGTTAGTAGTCGGAGCTTTTATAGGCTGGCACTTTCCAGAACCTCAGTGGGCTAAAAATGCGAAGTCAAAAGTAATTAGCATATTTAAAAAGGATGCCAATGTCTGACGAAGTAAAAGAAGAGAAACCAAAAGAAGCCGAAAGTTGGTTACAGAAAAAGTGGCGGCCAATGATGGCTATGATGTATATGTGCGTTTGTGCCGCAGATTTTATCATATTCCCTATAATGTTTACCATAGTACAATTTTGGGAAACACAAGCAGCTAATGATGCGTTTCGTCAATGGGGGCCACTAACACTACAAGGCGGTGGACTGTTCCATATGGCTATGGGTGCTGTACTTGGTATTACTGCATGGAGTCGCGGACAAGAAAAAATGGCCGGCGTAGCTTCTCAGCCGCAGCCAACTACCGTAACTACAACTACTCAACAAATACAGTATAGTGCTCCGCAGCAAAACTTTAGCCAAACACCTACTAATACTGTAAGAGATACTACTCCACAAGTATCTGCTGGATACGGAGGCAAATTAGCTCCTCCACAACATTTTCCTGAAATATAAGGATATTTAATATGAAAAATGCATTTTGGCTAGCATTAATGATAGCAGGCTTTGTGTATCCTGGATACCAAGCATTTGCCGCTGAACCAGAAACCAAAAAAGTTTGCATCGATAAAATGGATAAAGGCAAACCAGTTTTAGACAAACAAGGTAAGCCAGTACAAACTTGTAAAGAAGTTAAAATTCATAAAAAATTAGAAGGTACTAAGATCGAGGATGCCAAAAAATCCGAGAAAAAATAATTTATAGTTGACACTAGGGGTGGTGGTCTGCTATAATAACTATTAAATAGCAGACCACTTTTTACAAATTGCTCTAAGGAAGCCTATGGCTAGTAGCAGTAAAAAAGCAAGACGTACTGTTAATAAAGAAGAAAATCCTGTTGAATTTGGATTTCAAGAAGTTAAACCACTTAATTTTATTCAAGCTGAATATTTACGTGCAATTCATGAAAATCAAATAATATTTGGTGTTGGTAGTGCAGGTACTGGTAAAACCTATGTAGCAGCAACATATGCTGCAAGTGAGTTGTTTCACCGCCGCATACAAAAAATTATACTAACAAGGCCAAATGTTGAAACAGGTCGTGGACTTGGATTCTTACCAGGAACACTAGAAGAAAAGTATGCCCCATACTTAGAACCATTTGATCAAGTATTTAGTCGTAGCCTAGGAAAAGGATTCTACGAGTATGCTCTAAAAAATAGAAATATAGAGCCTAAACCTCTTGGTTTTATGCGCGGAGCTACATTTGATAACTGTGTGGTCTTACTTGACGAAGCACAAAATGCTACTCGTGAAGAAATGAAAATGTTGCTTAGTAGAATTGGAAGAAACTGCAAAATGATTATAAGTGGAGACACAGATCAGGCAGATATTCCAGATAGTGGATTAAGCGATGCAATTAATAGGCTCGGAAATATACCAGGAATAGATATTATAAGGTTCTTGGATGATGATATTGTTCGCAGCAAACTGTGTAAAGAAATTATTTTAGCATATAAAAGGTAAATTATGGCAAAAACCTACAAACCAACTAGCGGAATGGCTAGCGCTGCTAAGCGAGCACTAAAATGGAAAGATGAAGGTAAGCCTGGCGGTACTCTTGTAGGTTTAGCCAGAGCTAATCAACTAAAAGATAGGGAGCCGCTTAGCTCTAGTACTGTACTACGTATGTACAGCTTTTTTAGTAGACATGAAGTAGATAAAAAAGCTACTGGATTCTACGCAGGTCAAGAAGGGTATCCAAGTAAGGGGAGAGTTGCTTGGGATCTATGGGGCGGGGATGGCGGCTTTAGCTGGAGCAGATCAAAGCGTAATCAAATTCAGCGAGACCGAGAAGGTAAAGCTCTAAAGCTATTAAACATGACAAAAATGCAAATAGCTAAACCACTACTCATGGCTGCTGCTCAAACTATTGAAAACTATGCCAACGAGGAAATTAGTGAAGAGCTAGACGCATTTGGTCAGTTTATGTATCATGCTGAATTGTTACGAAACGGCCATTTAGATGTATACCTTATGGATTTGCACAAGGTCGACCAGCCGTATCGCGATATACTAGTAATGATATTTGAGGAACTAGACGAAGGCTACACAGACACACCACATAATGGTGACGAAGAAGTAGACGACGAAGATAGCGACGAAGATACTCCAACATAAAAAAAAAAGCCCAGTAACGCAAGTTACTGGGCTTTTTTATTACTTTTCTGTTTCTTCTTGTTTTAGCTGATCCTCTTTTGGGATTTGTGACTCAGCCTGAACATGAATTTTGGTACTCAGTGGATTACAGATTTTTGCAGGCATTTCCTGCAAAGCTGTCAATATCTGATTAACCTCTTCTATCGTTAGCGATATTCTAATTACGTGCGTTTTAATATCAATCATTTTATTGGGCAAGCTCCTGTTGCACAGTTTTCATCAACTAGCTCATCAAAACTATTTGCACTGTCAATATCCACAGGCAGTAGATTTTGAACATACTCTTTGTACGAGTGCTCGTCCACAACTTCTTGTGGCAGGTATAGGTATCCTAGGTCTTTGGCAGTTTTTGTAGGGTCGGTGCGATAGATAAAACTTACGCCTACATAACTATCCCAGTTATTTAGCAACCAATCAATAATTCCTGGTACTTCACTAGGATCGTAACTAATAGTTACGCTAGTATTTTGTTGAGTCCAGCTATTCTGAATCAACTTATACTTTTCTAGTTGCTCGATTGCGCTATCCAAGTTAACTTCTTTGCCGTCTACTTTATGAAACGGCACGTCCTGCCACTCAACCGGAAAGGTAATCAACACTCCGCTAGGGTCAGTTGGGTGATTAATTACTCTGTAGTTGGCACTGCGGAGAACTTCCACGATAGGGTCGTACCGGCTGAATTGTACGTTGTTAAATATGTACTTGCCCAATGGCTTGTGAACGCCTTCGGTTGTGTCCATGATTTTTGACAAAGTACCACTGGGTTTGACACAGGTGATATTTTTGGGACTGGGTAGTCCAAGCTCTTGGGCCATGCCCACAGCTGCTGCTGTTGCTGTTCGTTTGAGATACTCATAATCATAGCCAGTCATGTCAGGACGTTTAGCGATTCCTGTAAGACCGACCCCGCATAGTCGTAAGAAATAGTTATTGAGGTGCCATGCTTCCTGTAGGATACCATCCAGTAGGTTAACGCATGTCTGGCGATAATTTGCTCGTGCTGCGAGACGGATAGCCTCGTGTAATCCAGCCGTGTCACCCTTGAACTTGGCAATGTCTGTTTCTGTGAGATTGCAAAATGACTTATTTCCGAGTAGGATTTCGACGCAGGGATTTGCTCCCTTATACCAAGGTGCGCGTCTACGGGCCTCGACTGCATTGATGAATCCAGGTTCACTTCCGCCTGCCTCCAACATTAGTTGAAAAATCTTTTCCAAGTCCTCGCGATGTGGTTTTTCTTGGAATACCAGTGAGTTATTAGATTGCTGTCTGTGGCTGTTTCCGTAGAGCCACCAATCTTTCTTAGCAATTGCAAACTCTTCCCATTCTGGCTGTCCGTAGTCGAAAAGAGCAATTTCGGCACTACGACGACTGCTGAGAATAGTCCCAAGATGGTTAACAATGTCCAGTATATCCATCCTAGTAAGTAGACTATCAGCACGGCCATTAAGAATATTGGCAATAGCAGTATAAGCAACACTAATAGCCTCATCACCACTCGAAATCCATCCATAGCCTTTTAACCTTTCACCAGCAGGTCGTAACTGTGAAAAATCAAGTACCAGAGTATCAGCAGGGAACTTACCCGCAAGCAGCTTACCCACAGACTTTGCCCAAGCCTCTGCACTATCTCCGACTTGAATAGTCCAAGTTTTAGTTTCGGGATCCCAATATTCAACATTGTCCTCATTACCGCCTTTTTCAGTACGCTCACTACGCACTACTTTGATATTCTTAATGGGCTTACTGAAGCCGTTTAGAGTACCTACCACTGGCTTGAATCCAACACCGCAACCTTGTAGTAGCAACCACAGAACGTCTACAACGTCATATACAGTCTCTACTTCTGTAAAGCTACAATTAAATTGTGAGGCTTCGCGACTCTGTGCTACATTGGTACCACCCAGCCACAGTGTACGACCGCTCATGGATACTTTGCGATCTAGCATAAGCTGTTCCAAGTCGTACAACTCTGCGTATTCCTTGTCGTTTAGGTCACGACCAACAGCGCGCTCCCAAAGCCACTGCTGATGATCAATTACTCGCGCAACAGTTTCTTGCCAGGTTTCAAATTGTTTTCCGTCGTCTGAAACTGGTCTGTTGTATGTACGACGTGTGATGACTTGTGCTCGTGTAGAAACTGCCATATAATTCCTTTATGTTCCGGTACTACCAAATCCGCCAGTACCGCGTTGTGTATCGTTCCAAATATCTGTAAATCTTACTAGTTCTACTTTTTGGATTACTAGTTGTGCTATGCGATCTCCTACTTCAATTTTGTAAGGATCGTCACCAATATTCTTTAAAATTACTTTAATAGTGCCGCGATAGTCGCTGTCAATAACTCCAACGCTGTGCGGAATCATAATTCCGCGTTTACCCTGTGAGCTACGATTGTACACAAATCCTGCATATCCTTCAGGAATCTTTACTGCAATACCAGTATCTACTAAAGCCTGATCTCCTGGGTAGATTTGTAAAGATTCGCAGCTAAACAAGTCTGCTCCAGCATCTGTGCGATGCTGACGCTGTGGTAGTTTTGCTGCTTCGTGTTGCTTTAAACATTTAATTTCTGGTCCTACGTAGCCGGTGATGCTACCGCTAGCCAAAAAAGTATTACAATTAAGCATTGTTGACATAATTTTCTAAAATCTCATCAATTTGTTTACAATTTTCGGTACCCAGTGCTTCTTCGCAGTGGGTAATCAAATCCATTAGTTTATAGTTAAGCAATAATTGATCGTGACTATCATTTAGTGCTTGGACATACTTGTATCGGCTAGAAATAGGAATGCTAGCAATAATGTCATAAGTACTACCATACTCAGCAACCAACTGCTGAGCACGTTTAGGCCCAATCCCAGGCACACCAGGGACATTATCCCCAGTATCGCCGGTAAGGCACTTAATACTAATATAGTCTTCGGGAGTAAAGTCATAGTGTGTAGACCAATTTTCCCAAGTAGTTTCTTTACGAGTAACATAACTAAATCGACTTACATTCGGTTGTATAAGCAAGTCCCAGTCTTTATCACTACTAACTAACCAAATATGGTCAGTGTTCAAGGACTTTTTGGTGTTTACAATGTACGCAGCAATATCATCAGCTTCTACACCAGGAAAGCGCAGCACTGGATAGTCTGTGGTTTCTTGAATGTAATCTAGAGTTTTTGTAAAATCTTCAAAGAACAGTTCAAACGCAGCTTTTTCAGCTTCTGTTTGCTGTTCAAACTTATCTTTACGATTTTGCTTGTAGTCTGGATAAATTTCTTTGCGATATTTGCTACTGCCTTGATCTCCAGCTATAATTACTTTATTAGCTTTATAACTCTTTTTAAGGCTCTGAACTGTACGTAGATAGTCTTCAGCAAAATCTGTAGCGCCGCTATGTTTATAGCGAAAGGCCAAGTTAAGTGAATCTACTACCAACAGTGTATTTTCGGTTGTTTGCATTATTTTAAAAGTTTTTGACATTTTGTATTAGTATTATACTACTGTTTGGTTTAAGATTCAAGACACAAATTTTGGTTTCTCGTGTTGTAGCCAGTCATCGAGCAAGGATACAAAGAACTCAAACCCCTCACGACTAACGCATAGGAAAGGGTAGTCGCTGCTGCTGGGTAAATCTTCAAATGCTACAAACAATTTACTGCGGTCAAACTTGAATATGAGCAGTGGTTGTTTATTTACTTGACAACCTTGGCGATAGGCTTGACGCCACCACTCTATTAGCTGCGAAGTTTTACTTGTTAGTATCTGTGAGGTCAGGTGGTCTTCTGCATATCCCTTCACTTCCACACACCACAAGTTTTGTGAGTTGGGCACGTATAGATCGCCCTTTAGCTGATGTTTAGGGTCAAGAGCACCACTGCCGGGTACTCTTTCCCACCCTAAACCACTGTGCTTGCGTAGCGCATCACGAGCCTGGGTTTCTGTACGAGCACCTTTAGCCCGTGAGTCAACCATTACTCACCAGCCTCCAGCTTAGCTTTTGCTTCTTGTGCAATCTGCTTTGCTGTGCGCTTTGGGGTCGGTGGAGCTTCGACAGCCGCTGGTTTAGGTGCCTCTTTAGTTACCAGCTCCTGCTCGTCAATACTGTACAGTACACTACCGCCCTCAACTTCTAGAGTTTCTGCTTCTTGGCGGGTAATAAGCTGGTGTAAGAACACCTGTCTGCGAACACCATCACGAGTTACAAACACCTTAGCGTCTTTGATTTGTTCAATTTTTACCATTTTTATCCCTCTATACTAGAAATATTGCTGCGTTTTACAACATGAATCTTCTCTAGCAGCGGATGTGTAAATCCGTGACTAACTAAGAAGGTATTCAGGTGTTCTTCTCGCAACAAGACTTCTACTAGTTTTTCTTTGCCGTCTAGGTCTAAGGCTTCTACTGTCTCGTCTAGTATCAGCAAATTAATTCTGCTCTGGCTTAGGGTCTGCATCAGCTTGCGGATTGCAAGTAGTGTGGCCACATTAACTCTAGCCTTTTCTCCACCACTAAGCGCCATGATTTCAATATCGCGACCGTTATCTGTAATGACCACATTAAGCTTGTCACTACTATTGATCTTAAAACTGATTTGAAATCTGCCGTCGCTTAAATCAACCAAGTACTTATTAGTGATCTCTTCCAAATCTTTTACTAAGCACTCTATCTTATAAGCAACTAGTCCAGTTGTACTAAATGTCTTTGTTAGTACGTTAACAATACTCATGCGTTCGCTTAACTCATGCAACAATCCACTGTGTGTTTCTAGCTCTTCGCTCATCTCCACCAGCTGAGTTTTTAACAACTCCACTTTTGCATTGTGTGTATTTGCTTGTGCATTATGCTTTTCGACTTCACTAATTCTACGCTTAGTGTCTTGTATTGTTTGTTCTAGTATATTCAGCTGTGATTGTAGCTCACCTTTATTCAGTACTGCATCGGGCAAGTCGGAATCGATTAGCTGATGATACTTTTCCCATGACTGCTGTGCATCTTCGGCTTCTTTCCACAATCTAATTTTGACTTTTAGATCTTTTAATAGATTGTCAACTTCTGTAAGCCTGGACTCTGCATCACTGATCTCCTGATTCTTCTCGTCTACCATTGACTTTACTTTTTCTTCGTCAATGCTGGATAGGCAAGTAGGGCAGGTGCCTTGCAAAGTTTTCATCTTTTTGATAAATACTTTTGCGTCCTGCATAGTTTTGTCAAGAGTAACTCGTTCCGCTTGTAGCCCTTCACCAGTAGTTTCAGGCTTATCAGGAATAGGCACTAACTGAATCTTTGATTGCAGCTGCTTGTAGGTGTTGTTTTGAGAAATCTTTTTATTAGTTTGTTCTATAGTTTGCAAACTAGTTTGAAGTTTAGCGGCTTCACTAAGCAAGGATGTGTCAAGGTTTTCAACTTCTAGTACTGCCATTGGTTCTAGACTAGTCTTTTCGTACTTGTCTAGCCATTGCTTAACTGTGTTTACTTTTGACTGCGCAACAGCAATTTCTTTGCTTAACTCTTGCGATACCTCTTTAAATATTTCAGCAGCCTTACTGTACTTTGTTAAATTTAAGATTTCTATCAAAAACTTTTTTCTAGCAGTGTCAGCAGCCGTTAAAAACTCCAAGCTGCTAGCATTGCTTTGATATACAATCTGTGAAAAACTTTTGTGGTCTATACCTATAATATCTTCTATTATCTTGTAGGTGGCTGTAGCAGTGTGTGCACTAATATCTACGCCGTTTTTAAACAGCTTAACTGTTTGCTGTGTACCGCGATTAGTTTTGATTGTATACTGAGCGCCGTCTTTTTCTATGTCTAGTTCAATATTATAAGACTTTTCTTTGATATATCGGTTAAGAATATCTGCCTTTTTAATATTTTTACTATTCTTGTTAAACAGCACTTCTTCTAGTATTAGGGCAATAGAGCTTTTTCCGTGCCCGTTTTTACCAACAAGTTGCGTTAGTGGTGCATTAACAAAATTAACTTTATTATTGCCACCATAACTAAATGCATTACTCCATCTTAATTCTTTTATCGTTATCATTTAGTAGTCGCTTTAACTCTGCTAATCCACCAACGTGGAAACCATTCAAAAATATTTGTGGAACACTACGAGCAGTAGGAACCATTTCAAACAGCATTTCTTTGGTGTACTCTCCACCACCAAGTTTACACTCTGCAAACGGAATTTGATGCTTTTCTAGCAGTCGTTTCGCTTCTTCACAGGCTGGGCAGTTTGGTTGAGACCATACTTGGGCTGTACTATACTTGTTCGATTTTGTCAACATGACCTTGTAACTCCTTTAGTACAGCTTCTACTGTTTGCTCTGGCAATGCCAGTATATATCTTAAATACTCAGCTACTTCTTGCTGTAACGACATATCGTTTTCTAGCATCAGTGCTGTGTCGCTTTCGCGCTTAATTACTTTGCGATCAATTAGGTCGCTATCTTCTAGTTCACCAAGTTCTTGCATATCGCCTTCAACTTGATAAATTGTGTGGTGATATGGGGTCGGCAGCTTAGGGTCGTGTACACCAACTGTTTTGCGAATAAGTTGTGGCACTTCTAGCTTTAGCCATTCGTGCTCTAGCGTTTCTGTGTCTAACAGTATTATGCCAGTGTTTACCAAATCGCGATGAAAACTGGTAGTTACTGGACTACCTGGATACAGTATGTTGCGTTGACAGTTTTCATAGCTATGCAAATCGCCAGCAAGTACTACTTGCCAAGTATCAAATAGTGCTAAGTCTACTTCTGGCTTAACGTGTGGCGGAATTTCTCCACGAACGTGGGTACACAGTATATCTCCGCCTTCAGGCCACGGATGTTGACCTTTTTCAAACTCTTTTAGTTTGTTGTAGGGAACAAACTCTATGCCGTAATCGCTATAGTAATCATCAATAACAATTACGTTTTTATTCATCTTATTTGTAACCAGTTTTAGGTTACTCATAAATGTGGTATCTTTTCTGACTGCTTCGTGATTACCACTATAGATTATAGTTGGAATACTACAGTGTGCAATCATATCAAAATAGCACTCTAGTTCTTCCATATTGGGCAACTTGTCAAAAACGTCGCCGCCAATAATAAATACATCGGCGTTTGCCTGTACTCGTTCAAATTCTTTCCACAACAAATTGTAGCGATTTTTCGACCAGTCCACAGGAACGTTCTTCTGCCCCAGTTTTATATGCACATCTGCTGTAAATAAAACTTTCATGCTTTCCTTTTACGAGACAAAAAAGCCCAGTAAGCTTTTAGGTTACTGGGCCGGTTATTAACTTTGCAGTTCGCTGACAGCTTCGGCTGCGCTATCGTCGTCGCTATCGCCATCTTCGTTAGAGGTAATCTTCTCCAGCAGAGCTTTAACTTCTTCAGCATTGGGACGCGGGAACTTTTCGTCAATGGACTTTGCTGCTTCTGCCATTGCACGTTCGTCGTCTGTTAGCGGTCGATTTTTGCAGCGTAGAACTTGCAGGGTGTATTCTACATTGAATGCAAGTGGACCAGTCTTGGTACGCTTGAATACAACATCCCAGCCATTATCGTAGTCAGTAGGGTCACCCAGATCTTCTGCGGCTGTGAGAATTTGCTCAAACAGCTTCTTTTTAAGGTTGAGTGCTACAACTTTGCCCTGCTTAGGGTCGATACAGTTTACGCTATAACTCCAGCTGCACTTTGCATCTGGAAAGAATTCTGGAACATAGTCTTTTTCTACGTTATCGAACTTTTCTTTGTCCCGACTAAATGCAAGACACTCAACAGGGATATCCTTGTTGTTAGTGCCCTTCAGCCAATAAATGTAACGTGGCAATACTCCACCTACTAGACGAACAGTATTTTCTCCGTCTTTGTATTCGTATGCTTCGACTTTATTTGACTGTGCCTTGCCCTTTGTTTGTTTAAAGCTAAGTGCCATTTTTTAATTTTCCTCGTATTTGAAATAAATTTTGTTGTCTTTGATGTTTAGTAGCGGATTGTGTTTTATTGAGTTTATGTCAATGTCTAAAAAGAACGATAGATCAAGGTACTTGCTGCCATATAAAAAATAGATAGTATAATCTCTGCGTCCAGCTAGTATGATATATTGCGCCTTATAGATAATATCTGTGATAGTATCCGCAAAAAGTGGTTCTGCATTTAATATAAAACTACTACCACCAAGGTTTAAAAGCGGTTTGGCTTTAGATCGTGCGTTTTTTGGTATAGTTTTATTTAGGAAATGCAGATGTAAGGTTTCAACTAAAAGTTTTGGATTATTTTTAGTTCGGCTTTCTAGTTTGTCAAGGTTAAAGAAAAGCGTCATATTCCTAAACTTATATTATATTATAGCAGATTAGCTATCCCGTGACAAGTTAAATTTTTTATACCGTTAAGACTTCCCAGCCTTTACGTAGATACAAACCTAATCTATCACTATTTTGTTTTTTATCTGCCCAGCCAGCAAACTGAATGTCTACTACAATAGGGTCTAGTTTACCCTCGTGGGGTCTCATAATTCTACCAACAATCTGTTCTAGCAAACTGTCGTTACTCATTGGTACTGCTAAAATTACACAACTTAGGATGTTGATGGATATGCCTTCGGCAAAGATTTGGCGGCTTCCAGCAATGCACATTTTTTCTTTGCTGAGTATTTGTTCTTTGGCTCGTTGCCTTGATTCAAAATCGGTTTCGCCAGTAACCAACAAACACGTTTCT